GCATATATAATGGAGACATAGATACCTTGGCATGTGGCCTACTCGAGCGCATGCTCTTCTGCAAGGTAAGTGGTGAGTTTGTCTCACCACCACAAGTGTCTAGCAAGACTATAAGGACTAAGTTGGGTTATTTCAGATCAGCCGTCTTGAAAAGATGTGGCAGACCTCCGAGGCTATCTCTAGAAGAAGTTGTAGAGACATATACCGGTAGAAAACGCACAAATTATCAAAACGCACTGGAATCACTCAGCATAGACCCTGTTAAGCGGAAGGATGCTAGGAGCAAAGCATTTGTGAAAGTCGAGAAAGGAGTCCTAGGAAAGGCGCCGAGGCCTATTCAACCTCGAGATCCTAGGTACAACTTAGTAGTAGCACAGTACATCAAACCCGTAGAGCATGCAATATATAGAGGTATAGCAAGGGTCTATGGGGATGGCCCTACAGTGATGAAGGGGTACAATGTTGCACAAATTGGTAACATAGTGCGGGGAAAGTGGGAGTCATTCCACGAGCCCTGCGCTGTTGGCATTGATGCAGTCAAGTTCGATATGCACGTTTCGAAAGAGATGTTGGAGTATGAACACGGGTTCTATACGAATCTGTTTCACGATAGGGAACTCAAGAGACTGTTGAAGTGGCAGATATATAATAGAGGGGTGGGGTACTGTAGCAATGGGAAGCTGCGGTACCAGGTAACAGGTAGGAGATTCAGTGGAGACATGAACACTGCCCTCGGAAACTGCATTATAATGTGTGCACTCGTGCACGCTTATAGTAGGGACAGAGGGGTGAAGACAAAACTCATCAATAATGGTGACGATTGCGTGGTGTTCATGGAAAAGAGGGATTTGGAAAAGTTCATGCTGGGGTTTACCCCCTGGTTTCTAGAATTTGGATTTCGAATGACGGTGGAGGAACCCGTGTTCGAAATCGAGAAGATAGAGTTTTGCCAAATGCATCCAGTGTGGACTCCTTTAGGTTATGTCATGGTCAGGAACTTGGAGAAGTCCCTGGCCAAGGACACCATGGCACTCGTTGCGGTAAACAATGAGAAATCTGCCAGGACCTGGTTGAAGGCAATAGGACAATGCGGAGCGTCGATCGCACCTGGAATCCCTATATTCCAGGAATTTTACCAGCTACTGGACCGACAAGCCAGTAGGAAATCCAACATCATGAAGTCGGCCGTCATGCAGTCTGGCTTCCTCATGCTCAGTAAGGGGTTGGAAGTACGTACTAGGGTGGTCGACCCTGGCACAAGGGTGTCGTTCATGACGGCATTCGGTCTAACCCCTGATGAGCAGAGAGCATATGAAGAGAAGTTGAGGAACTTTGAGATATGCTATGATGTATTGCCTCCCGATACCACCATACCAATTCATTTTACAATATAAACCATGTCAGGGGAATATTGTGGACCATACTGGTCCGACGGAAAGTTTCAAAGCTCAGTGGTCGGTAAGGCCACGCCGCGCAGTGAGTTCGACGCAACTTGCAAGGCGCATGATGCTAGCTACGCCAGGGATTCGTCCAAGGCGGGGCGCAACAAGGCCGACAAAGTCTTCTATGACCAGAACATGGGAAAAGGAGCTTTGAGGTCTGTCGCT